AAGAATAGAGCGTTTTTATAGACAGTGGTTCAAAAAAATACAAGGTAAAGATCGCAGTGAAAGATTCTTAAATAATTTATATAAAACTGGTAATGTTGTTATTAATAGACAAACAGGAAAATTAAGTTTAAAGGCAGCCGATAAATTATATAAGACATTAGGTTCTCCCGATATGCAAATACAGGATATTAATGATGTTGCTGTCGAGAAACGAGAGATACCTTGGAAATATACTTTTATGGATCCTTTCTATGTGGAAATAGCTGCTGGTCCACTAGCTTCCTTTTCTTCTAAAAAATCTTATCAATTAGTTTTACCAGCCCAATTACGAAAAATTATCAACAACCCAAAGACAGAAGCTGATAAAAAAATTATTGCAGGGTTACCACCGGCTATTCTTGAAGCAGCTAAAACTAGACTTCCATACGACTTGGATGATGAGAAAACACTAGTATTTCACTATAAGAAAGACGATTGGCAGAGTTGGGCTTTTCCTATGATATACGCCATCATGGATGATATTACAGTTATAGAAAAACTAAAACTAGCAGATATGGCAGCGTTGGACGGAGCAATATCTAATATTCGTATTTTTAAACTAGGTAGCTTAGAACATAAGATAGCTCCAACCAAAGCCGCGACAGCAAAGCTAGCTCAGATATTGGGTAATAACGTTGGAGGCGGGACAATGGATCTTGTGTGGGGGCCTGATATAGAGCTAATAGAAAGCAATACTAATGTTCATCAATTTTTAGGTGAAGGTAAATACGTACCTCATATGAATAGTATTTATGCTGGCTTAGGTATACCTCCGACACTAACAGGAACATTCGGGGCTGCTGGAACAACAAATAATTTTATTAGCTTAAAAACTCTCACACAAAGACTACAATATGGTAGAGATATACTTGTTTCTTTCTGGGAAAAAGAAATAGAATTAGTACAAAAAGCAATGGGATTTAAATATCCAGCTAAAATTGAATTTGATAGAATGGATCTTAGTAATGAAGATACTGAAAAATCACTACTAATACAATTAGCAGATAGAAACATTATCAGTGACGAACTAATACAAACTCGATTTGGGTTTGACCCAGATATGGAAAAGAGCAGGCTTAATAGAGAAAATAGAGAAAGAGACTCTTCTAGAATGGTTAATAAAGCCGGTCCATGGTTTGATCCAGATCCTGATGCAGCCTTAAAGAAGATAGCATTACAAACCGGTGTTGTTGCTCCTAGTCAGGTCGGATTGGAACTCGAAAAGAAAAAAAGTAGTGAAAAATCGGCTTTGGACATGAAAACTCCATCTTTGTCTGCACCTTCAACGAAGTTGGCAAATGATTCGCCAGAATCATTGCCAGGAGTACCAGGACAAGGTCGCCCCAAAAATTCCAAGGATTCACAACAACGTAAAACAAAAGTTTTTAAACCACAGACTGGCGCTAAGCTTCTTTTATGGGCAAGTGATACCCAAGACAAGATTAGTCAAATAGTAAACCCGGTATTGTTACAGTTCTTTAATAAGAAAAACTTAAGAAGCTTATCTAATGAGGAAGTTAAAGAACTAGACTCTATCAAAACCAAACTACTATTTAATCTACAACCATTCACAACTATTAGCACAGATATTATTTTACAGTCTCTTAACGATATAGATAGTTCGCCCGAAATAATTCAAGCTTACAGTAGCTGGTTAAAAGAACTAAAATTAGATCTTAATAAAGATTTAACAGTAGACGAGCTAAAACAAGCAAAAGCTTCATTCTATTGTATGGTGTACTCCTTGGTATAACAAAAAGAGGTATAAATTATGCAAATATTTAAACAAGAAATTGAAGACGGTCTAGAACACCAGATATCATCTTCTGCATCATTTTCTTATGCTTCTATTGCAGAACCCTGCCTATTAAATAAACCTAATCTTACTAACATCAAAAGCCTTGCTTCTTTTAATGATTCTGACTTATATTATGTTCAGTCTATTTTAGTAAGTTCGTCATGGAATAAAAATGACGATATTTTTGAAAAGGGTGAAGTCTGGATGGCTAGAAAAACACCAGAAGACAAACCTACTAATCTTGAACATGATGAAGGAACAATTATAGGACATATTACTAGTAATTGGCCAATCACAGAAGATGGTAATATTATACCAGAAAATATAGATATTAATAAGTTGCCAGAAAAATACCATATTTTAACAGGGTCTGTTATCTATAGAGCATTTACCAATCCTGAACTCAAAGATCGTGCAGAAAAATTAATATCTAGTATAGAGTCCGGTAATATGTTTGTTAGTATGGAATGCTTTTTTAAGGGATTTGATTACGGCATAACAGATAAAACTACAGGAAAATATAAAGTTTTAGCCCGTAATGAAAATACAGCATACTTAACAAAATATCTTAGATCATATGGTGGTGCTGGAGAACATGACAATTATAAGATAGGTAGAGTATTAAGAAATATAACATTTTCTGGTAAAGGCTTTGTTGAAAAACCTGCTAATCCAGATAGTGTAATTTTTACAAAAGACATTATTGATAGATTATTAGATAAAAAAAATGATAATTTGTCAAATTCAGGTGTATTTAACAATCAGTCAACCTCTAATGTGGAGAATAGCAATATGAGTGATAATACAGAAGCATCCGTACAAGCTACCGAAACAGCTCCTGAATTTAATGTTCAGGGTCTACAAGATCAAATTACAGAATTACAAACACAGGTAGCTGCTCAGGCAGAAACAATTAGAACTCTAGAAACAGAGAAGCAAGAAGCAGCAAAAAAAATTAAGGATGAAGAAGAGAAAATGAAAGAAGAAGCTGCTAAGAAAACTGCTGAAGACGAAGAAGAAAAGGCTGTAAAAGAAGAAGCAGCTAAAAAACTAGCTGAAGAAATGACCAATAAAGAAGAAGAAATGAAAAAGGTCAAATCTGAATTAAACACAGCTCTTGAAACTATTGCTGTATATAAAATGAAAGAAGAAGAAATGGCGAAGAAAGCAAAGAAGATGTCAAGAAAAGCTTCTTTACTCTCTTACGGTTTTGACGACAATTCTGCTGAAGCTACAGTGGAAAAGTTTGACAATCTTTCTGATGAAGCTTTTGATGCTATGACATCATTATTTGCTGGCAAAATGCCACCATGGCTCAACAAAGACAAGAAAGACGAAGAAGAAACCGAAACCAAGAAGGAGTCAAAAAAGGCTTCTGTTGAGGATACGGTAGACGCTGCTGTTCTTGATAGTGTCGAAGTTGAACCAACTGTAAATCTTAGCGTTGGTAGCGATGAGGTTTCCTCAATCGATTCCACTCGCGCAGAATTAGTTGAATTTGTTTGTGCTAGACTAGGTAAAAAACTTAATAAGGGAGAATAACATGGCTCTTAAAGCAGATCGTATTGAACTACTCACAGATATTTCCTTTTTCATGAACACAACTGCCGAACGAGGCGGCGTGGTATCTGCTGTAACAAGCGGTTCAGGCGTAGCTATGGACGACGCTAACAGCGTAGTTGCATATGCAGCCACCGTCAGCGGAGCCAAGCCTCTAGGCGTTTTGCTAAATGATGTTGTAAACTATGACCTAACCAGACAGCACATTAACTGGCACAGAGACGAAGTGCAAGTTGGTGGCAAGGTTGTCCTATTGCGTCAGGGACAAGTAACAACAAACATGCTTGTTGGTGGAACTACTCCAGCAGCTGGTGTTGATGCTTATGTTGGCGTTAGTGGTCTAGTTGGTACTTCCAGCACCAACAGTGTTAAGATCGGCCAGTTCCTTGGTAGCAAAGATGCTGATGGTTATGTTAAACTATCTGTAAACATTACTTGATTAAAGCTTTAATAAGGGAGAAAAAAATGTCAGCTAATACTAAAACTTTTACACCTACACCAGAACTAACTGATCTTTTGGTTCGCTCTGGCTCACCTAATAGGGAAGTAGCCCTAGCTGCTAACTCTGAGTTTGCTAAAGCTCTAGAGTTACCACTAAGGCAGGCTCTATTAAGTGGCGACATTCTAGATGGTATTTTTGAGCCAATTCAATTAGCTCAAAGTGCTACTCCAGAGTTTCCACTAGATTTCCTTGCTCCTGGCACCGAAAAAGACTTCGTTGCTTATACTATCCCTAATCACGGACAGATTCCAGAGCGTCATGTTGAAGGCGATTACGTCATGGTTCCCACCTACGACATCGGTGCTTCAATCGACTATCTCCTAAAGTATGCTCGTGATGCTCGTTGGGACGTAGTTGGTCGTGCTATGGAAGTTCTTGAGTCTTCATTCGTAAAGAAGATGAATGACGACGGTTGGCACACACTAATGGCTGCTGGCGTAGATCGTAACATTGTTGTATACGACGCTGACGCTTCTAGCGGACTGTTTACAAAGAGACTAGTAAGTCTTATGAAAACAGTTATGCGTAGAAACGGCGGTGGTAACTCCGCTAGTAATAACCGTGGTTTGCTAACCGATCTTTATGTTTCTCCAGAAAGCATGGAAGATATTCGTAACTGGGGTATCGATCAGGTTGATGAGACAACACGTAGAGAAATCTACACTGCTGCTGATGGTACACTAAACCGTGTATTCGGCATCAATCTCCACGACCTTGACGAACTCGGTGAAGGCCAAGAGTATCAGCTATTCTATAGCGATATCCTAAGCGGCTCACTACCAAGTGGCAAGAACGAGGTTGTTGTTGGGCTCGATCTCCGCAAGAGAGACAGCTTCATAATGCCAGTTCGTGAACAGGTTCAGATCTTCGAGGATGATACACTTCATCGTCAGAAGAGAGCCGGTTTCTACGGCTGGGCTGAGCAAGGCTTCGCTGTACTAGATAATCGTCGAGTATTGCTCGGCGCCCTATAATCTGCAGCCAAAAGTATCTTTTGAAATAAGGGCTGAGAATTTCTCGGCCCTTTTTCTTATACTTAACTAGATTTTATGCCT